AAAGAATCTTATGAGTTGGCTAAAAAACTTTATCCAAAGATGCGTAGTTATGCTGCGGTAATCGTCCGCGGTGAAGAAAGCGAAGGAGTTAGGCTCTGGGCATTTGGAAAGACTGTTTATCAAAGCCTTCTAAACGTTATGCTAGATCCAGACTATGGAGATATCACCGATGTAAAAGAAGGTCATGACGTAAAGATTCTTTGTACAAAAGCACCAGGGATGAAGTGGGCAACCACTGATGTTCGTCCAAGACCAAAGTCTACGCCTTTAGGATCTGCAGCAGATGTTAAGAACTGGACTTCTAATCTTCCAAATCTTGACGACTTCTTTCAGCTTGAGTCATACGAAAAGTTGGAAAACATTATCAATAACTGGCTCAATGATGGTACCGAAGAAAAGGAAGAAGTTGAGCATCGTACTGAAACGAAGGCTAAGACTGCAGACAGCGGCAAGACCTTTAATAAGATCGATGATGCTTTTGCGGACCTTGAAGACTTTGATCTTTAAGCCTTGATTGCAGAGAAATTTCTCACTAAGGGAGTCGTTTTCGACTCCCTTTTTTATTTCAACTTTGTTTGTACATTATCGATCAATTGCTTAAATTAAACCATCCAAAGGAGATAGTAATGGCTAAGAAAAAAAATGAAGCAGGTGACTTCACCTCGGACTTGATCAAGTCTTTAAACAAAGAACACGGTAACAGAATTGCTTATAATCTTGCGTATGATGATAGCCCCACTCATGTGAATAGGTGGATTAAAACTGGGTCAAAACAGTTAGACTATCTCGTTGCTGGCAAACCTAACGGAGGCCTTCCAGAAGGGAGGATTGTAGAGATCTTTGGTCCGCCATCAATTGGTAAATCCCATATCGCCATACAGATAGCCAAAAACACTCAAGAACTAGGAGGCATTGTAGTATATATCGATACTGAGAACGCAACATCAGTGGACAACCTGGCTGCCTTAGGAGTCGATATTCAGAAAAGGTTTGTATATGTAGATACTCATTGCACGGAAGAAGTGCTTTCGATTGCAGAAAAAACAATTTTAAAAGCAAAGGCTTTACAGAAAGACGTACCGATTACAATCATCTGGGACTCCGTTGCTGCAACATCTCCAAAAGCTGAATTGGTTGGAGATTATGACAAAGAGTCTATCGGTTTGAATGCTCGAGTCATATCGAAAGGTATGAGAAAGATCACCGGTGTCATCGCGAACGAAAAAGTATTATTTATCTGTCTCAATCAAATTAGAACAAAAGTTGGAGTTATGTATGGCGATCCTACTACTACACCCGGAGGTAAGGCAATCCCTTTTCACTCATCTGTACGAATCAAACTGGGAGCAGGACAACAGATCAAAGACAAAAAAGGGAATATTATCGGGATTAATGTCTCGGCTAAAACGATAAAAAATAAAGTTGCTCCTCCGTTTCGGACCTGTAATTTTGAGATTCATTTCGGCAAAGGAATCTTTGAGCACGAACAGTCATTCGATGTGCTTAGAAGATTCTGTAAGGAAAGTGGCCCGGTTTTTTATGATGAAAAACTAGTTTCAATCGAAGGCACAGGAGCATGGAAAACTCTCCTGGTTCAAACTAGTTCAGGTAAGACTATTCTTGAAAAGAAGTTTTATAAAACTGAGTTTGGCGAGATATCTGCAGATCCTGACTATTCGCAATATATCAATGCTGTGTTTAATGCGGCTTATGCCGATGTGATGGGAAATGCTCAGGCAGCCGATCTTAATACTGAATCTTATGAAGAAGTCAGACAAGTTGCGCTAGACATTGCAGATGACGACTTTGTTAACCCGGAGTAAAAATGACAACACTTATTATTGACGCCATGAACATATTCGTTAGATCTTATGTAGTAGTACCTAGCATGAGTGAGCACGGTCATCACGTTGGTGGCACACTGGGTTTTCTTAAGTCCCTCGGCTCCTATGCCAGGAAATTTTCCCCAAACAGAATTATTGTTGTTTGGGAGGGCGGTGGATCTCCGAGACGTAGAGCTTTGTTAAAAGAGTATAAGGGTAACAGAAAACCGGTTAGACTAAATCGTTCCGACATTTATGAAGACATACCAGATTCTCAAGAAAATTTTAATTATCAGGTTGCTGCCACTACAAAGCTTTTGTCTCACACATCAGCAGAACAGATGTATGTTGCCGATTGTGAAGCAGATGATATTATTGGCTATTTGGCAAAAAATATTCTAGACGAAGAAATAATAATCGCATCTTCAGACAAAGATTTTTATCAGCTCTTGAAAGAAAACGTTAGCATGTATTCACCCACAAAGAAAAAAATAATTACGCACAAGGATGTACTTGAAGAACATGGAATAAGCTGCGTTAATTTTGCCACAGCTAGGTGTTTTGTTGGTGACAGTTCTGATAACATCGATGGAGTAAAGGGTGTCGGACTTAAATCTTTGGCTAAAAGATTTCCAATGTTAAGAAATGACGAGTTCGTATCTTGTGACGACATAATTAATCTGTGTCGTGAAGTTCCCGAAAAGAAGAGGATCAAACTACACGAAAGAATCTTGGAAGCTGAGCCAATAATTAAGAGGAACTGGAAACTTATGTATTTAGATACGTCGAATCTAGCTGCAGACCAAATTATTAAGATTAAAGAAAAGGCTCAATACAATCCAAGAAAAGCCGATAAGATAGGCATGATAAGAAATTTGATTAAGGAAGGCATCAATATGCCAAAGTCCTTTGATCCACATAAGTTCTTTATGAATACAATAACAGCCAACAAGAGGTAAACATGAACGCAAACGCAGTCTTCGAGCTCGAGGAGGTAGGTCCGTCACATTTCAGCCAGTACGGAAAAGCCTTCCAAGAGAAAATATTTCAAGGCCTAATCACGGACATCGACTGGGCTAAGCAGATGTCAGAGGTTATGAAACCACATTTCTTCGACCTTAAATACATTCAATATCTAACAGATCGATATTTTGCATATTTTGAAAAGTATAGTTGTTTTCCAACTATGCAACTATTGGTGACCATCATTAGAGATGAGCTTACCGGTGTTGGTGCTGATGGCCTGTTAAGGGAACAGATCGTTGATTTTCTTCGAAGAGTTCGTGCTAATCCCCACCCAGGTGATTTAAAATATGTAAAGGAAAGAACTCTAGATTTTTGTAAAAGACAGGCTTTCAAAGAGGCCTTGGAGAAAGCTGTAGATTTAGTAACGGATGATAAGTTTGAGTCGGTAATCGATCTCATGAAACAAGCCGTTTCAGTCGGAATGCCTCATAGTGTTGGTCATGATTTTTTCGAGGACATGGAAGCTCGCTTCCAAGAAGTCGTACGGATTACTAGTCCGACTGGCTTGGCTAGTCTAGATTCAAAGGAAGTACTGGACGGTGGACTGGGAAGAAAAGAATTAGGTGTTGTAGTTGCTCCGACCGGTGTTGGTAAGTCACATTGGCTTGTGGCCATGGGTGCGGAAGCTATGCGCCGCGGCAAGAATGTTGTCCATTACACATTTGAACTTTCAGAAACAGCTGTTGGAAAAAGATACGATGCGAACCTTGTGGGAATTAATTCCAACTCGATTAGAGAAAACAGAGAAAAAATTAAAGAATTTTATGAAAAAAATACTGATCTTGGTCGACTAATAATCAAAGAATACCCTACCAGGTCGTGTTCTGTAAACATGATGAGAAACCATATCGAGAAGTTAAAACTAAGAGGTTTCATCCCTTCGATGATAGTTATTGACTATGCGGACATCATGAAAAGCTCGAAGTCTTACGAATCAATTCGTCATGAGTTAATGTTAGTTTACGAGGAGCTAAGACAGCTTTCACAAGACTTTAATCTTCCAATATGGACCGCATCTCAATCAAACCGAGCCGGATCAGGCGCAGATGTTGTAGGATTAGAAAATATGTCAGAAGCTTACGGAAAGGCAATGGTAGCAGACTGTGTAATTACACTAGCTAGAAAGCCTGAAGAAAAAGCCTCTGGATTTGCAAGGCTTTTCGTAGCGAAGAACAGGGCTGGCCGTGATGGACTTATTTTCCCTATCAAGATTGATACCTCGATGTCGACTTTTACGGCTTTGACTGAGGAAGAGGCCCAGGAGATGGCGCCAAAACAAAAATTAAAAGAAGCTTGGAACGATTTTAAACGCGAGAAAAAGGATATGCTACGATGAAAAAATATACATACGATGAAGTCTACCAGTCATCTCTTGATTATTTTCAAGGTGACGAACTAGCCGCCGGCGTTTTTGTTGGCAAATATGCTCTGAAGGATCTAGAAGGAAATTATTTCGAAAAAGATCCGGATGATATGCATAGAAGACTGGCAAAGGAATTTGCTAGGGTAGAAGCCAAATATCAAAACTCTATGTCTGAGGAAGAGATTTATGGCCTGTTTAAAAACTTTAAGTATGTAGTTCCCCAAGGTTCTCCCATGTCTGGAATAGGAAACGATTTTCAGATCCAATCGATCTCAAACTGTTTTGTCATTGAGTCACCTCATGATTCTTATGGTGGCATTCTTCATACCGATCAGCAGCAGGTCCAAATTATGAAACGCCGTGGAGGTGTAGGTTTCGACATCAGTAACATTCGTCCTCGTGGTTTATCCTGTGAAAACGCTGCAAGAACAACCGATGGAATTGAAGTCTTTATGGATCGTTTCTCAAATTCTTGTCGAGAGGTTGCTCAAGGCGGAAGACGTGGCGCTTTAATGTTATCCATATCGGTTCATCATCCGCAGGTTATGGATTTCATCAAAATCAAGCGTGATCTTACACGTGTTACCGGTGCAAACATCTCTGTGCGTGTCTCAGATGAATTTATGAATGCGGTTAAAAACAAAGAAAGCTATCAGCAACGTTGGCCTGTAGATTCAACAGATCCGGAAATTGAAAACATTGTTGATGCAAATGAAGTTTGGGATGCTCTTATTGAAGGAGCTCATGCCTCAGCTGAGCCCGGTGTTTTGTTTTGGGACACCGCGAAGAGAATGACGCCGGCAGACATCTATGAAAACGAAGGATTTGGATCTACTTCTACAAACCCCTGCGGAGAGATCATTCTATCTCCAGGCGACTCATGTCGATTGATGCTGGTGAACTTGACAAGCTTTGTAAAAGATGCTTGGAAACCTGAGGCAGTTTTCGACTGGGGCGCTTATGGCTTAATGGTTCAAAAGGCGCAACGATTGATGGATGATATGATCGATTTGGAAATAGAGCAAATCGATAAGATCTTGTTGAAAATTGACAACGATCCAGAGCCAGATCATGTTAAACTTATAGAAAAAGAACTTTGGGAATTCGTTAAAGCTCAAGCTACCCGAGGCAGAAGAACCGGACTTGGTATTACTGGCCTGGGAGATATGATTGCTATGTTGGGTCAACAGTACGGGTCCGACAAATCAATAGAAACTGTGGAAGAAGTTTATAAATGGTTAGCCCTTAATTCTTACGATGCTTCGATTACGCTAGCGAAGGAACGTGGCGCTTTTCCAATCTGCGACGTTGAAAGAGAAGATGGCCATCCGTTTCTAAAAAGAGTCATCAGTGAATTACTTCCGGAAAGGGTAGAAGATTATCTTACTTACGGAAGAAGAAACATTGCCAATACGACAACAGCACCTGCTGGTTCGGTATCTTGTTTGACACAGACGACGTCTGGAATTGAGCCGGCTTTCATGTTGTACTATAAAAGAAGAAAAAAGATCAACCCAAATGATGAAGCGGCTTCTGTTGACTTTGTCGATGATCTTGGCGATAAGTGGACCGAGTACAACGTTTTTCATCACGGTTTTAAACAGTGGATGGATTCGACAGATCCTGATTGTGAATGGGACCAGGATGATCTTAGCGTTGCTGTTTCACATAGTCCTTACTCGAACGCAACAGCTAACGAGATTGATTGGAGAGCTAAGGTAAAATTACAATCAGCCGCTCAAAAATGGATCTGTCATGCCATTTCCAACACAACTAATCTTCCATCTGACATTGATGTTGAGACAGTTAAAGACATTTATATGATGGGTTGGGAACTTGGATGCAAAGGTGTGACCGTTTATCGAGATGGTTCAAGATCTGGCGTGTTGGTTTCTACCGAAGAAGAGAAACAATCGGACTTTGGGGAACGACATGCCCCTAAGCGACCTGAAACACTGGATTGTGAAATACATCACACAACTGTCAAAGGTGAAAGATGGGTTATGCTTGTTGGTCTTCTAGAAGGAAAACCTTATGAGGTCATGGGTGGAAAAGCTGAACTTATAGAAATACCTAAAAAGTACAGCACCGGAAAACTAACCAAGCGTTCTTACAAAACTAAGGCTAATAAATATGATTTGGCCTTTGGAGAAATCGGCGACGAAGTAATTATAAAAGATGTGGTCTCGGTTTTCGATAATCCTAATCACGCCGGATATACTAGAACGATTTCATTGGCCCTTAGACACGGAACACCAGTACAATACCTGGTTGAACAATTACAAAAAGACAAAGAAATGGATATGTTTTCTTTCTCTAAGTGTATTGCTCGCTGTTTAAAGAAATACATTGAAGATGGATCAAAAGCTTCTGAAAGTATTTGTACAAACTGCGGCGCCGAGGATACAATAATCTACCAAGAAGGATGCCAAACCTGCACCTCGTGTGGCTATTCTGCATGCGGTTAATAAATTAAACACTGGAGCTTAAATGCATTACACAACAAAAATTAGTCCTCTAATCAGAGAGCTAGAACTTAAGCATAATCCAATCATCATCAGAGTTAACAAGTTTGACGAGGAGTCTGCAAAAGACTTCTCTGCAAAAATAGCCTTGGCTCATAACACCGGTCAGAAGGTTATTCCTATTGTCATCGATTCTTATGGGGGACAGGTTTATTCTCTCATGTCCATGATTGGAAACATTAAGGCAGCAGAACTTCCTATCGCAACTATTATCGAAGGAAAAGCGATGTCATGTGGAGCAATCCTATTCAGTTTCGGAGAAGACGGAATGAGATATATGGATAAGGATGCGACTCTCATGATCCACG